CTGAAGCCTCCGGTTGAAGTGAGCTTGCCAGGCGGCCATTTCAGTCCAACTCACAAATTGTCGCAAAAGCAAAATGAATACTGAACCTCAATATCTTGAATCTATAAAAAAAGGAAGTACGGTAATGCACGGTAACAAGCCTTACCGTGTGCAGGATGATGGGAAAGGGTTTCTGCACATTATCGTATTTGACGGGAAGAGAAGGAAAATTGCAGTTAAAGATGTTGATGTGTGGTTTGAATACCGAAGCGATACAGATTGGATTTTCAACGGCTGGTATAAAATTTACCCAGATTACGAATTATTCAGGCAATTTGTCGAAAGTGAAATAGCCTGGTTAAATTAATTACAATGATAGATATTATAATCCCTCTTGGTTCTGGCAGTAAATGGCAAAATAATGAATTGCGCTATGCCTTACGGTCAATAGATAAACACCTGTACGATGTACGCAATGTTGTTATAGTTGGTGAACTGCCAAAATGGTGTACCAATGTTATCCATATACCGGCAAAGGACAAGCCGGGGCGCAAAGAATTTTCTATATTCAGCAAGATAATGGCTGCCGTTAATGATAGCCGTGTTTCAAACCCGTTCGTGTTCAGCAATGATGATATTTTCTTCCTTAAAAAAATATCAACCTATGACATGATGTTTTGGTACGACAATACATTACAGCACTGGCACAATAAGTCAAGCGGTCATTATAAGGGTGCAATAGGCAATGTAATCAATGAAGCAAGGCATAATAATTTATACACTGACATTCATGCCCCTATTGTTTACCTGAAAGAAAGGATGCAGCATATTGCTGCTAAAATTGACTGGAGCCTGGAGTATGTGATAAAGTCGCTGTACACTTCTTTCAACTTTTTTGGTGACTACCAGTTTGAAGAAATGATGGATTGTAAGATTAATGCAAACAGGACTGAGCAAGAAATTAAGGCATTGATAAAAGACAGGCTTTTTTTCTCAGTGGGTGATTATGGAATTAATGCATCAATGAGGAAAATATTGTTTGAACTATTCCCCGAAAAGAGTAAATTTGAGTTTTGACTATTAACATGAACACAACACAGATTATAAGACGCATTAACCAGAAAAAAAATATTTTTTTCAGACTATTAAATGCAATGGATGCTCAAATCGTTATTGCGATGAAGTTGTATGAAAAAAATGGGTTAGAATTAAAAATAACTTGTTGTGCCTGCCCCGAACAATATGAGGTATTTAAAGATGGAAAGCAAGTTGCGTATTATCGTTTAAGACATGGCAAATTTAGAGTTGATTATCCATACTGTCGTGGTGAAACTATTTATGAAGCCGAACCAGATGGGGACGGATCATTTTATGACAATGAAAGACTTTTTTATTTATCTAAGGCTATGCGCCAAGTGCTTTTGAAATTAAATAATTTGTCTAATACATGAAAATATTTATCACTTGTCCAAACATAAACAGCCGTCATGGTGGTATCAGGGTTATAATTGAATGGGCAAATAGGCTGCACTTATTAGGTCACTCCGTGTACTTGCAAGGCTCTGATCCGTGTAATTGGATGGATGTAGTATGCAACATCACATCAGACAAGCGTCATGCTGCCAAATGTGACTGTATCATTGTAACATCACCACACGGCATTGAATTTCTTAGCTACCCGGTTAAAAAGAAATTCGCCTTTGTTCAGATGATGGAACACCTTTTTAATCCCGGAAATAAGCAGTTTCACAAGGCAGCCATGCAGCTTTACAGCACTCCATACCCGTTATTCAGCATCAGCAAGTGGAACATTGAAGAAATGAACCGGGCCGGGGCAACTCATTACATCGGAAACGGTGTGAACCTTTACCACTTCCCGGTTGAATACCCGGCTAAATCAAAGGTGGTATTGCTCGAAAGCCCTATACCTACCAATGACAGCAAGGACACAGACCGGATTGCCCTTCGTGTAGCATGGCAGCTAAGTAAACTTGGTTACACTATAAAGGGTTACGGTTTTCACCATTGCGACATTGATGAGTTCCATGTGAAACCAGACCTGCAAACAATGAACCGGCTGTACAGCGAAGCAACAATTTTGCTGAAGTGTACCAAGTACGATGCCCGCAGTACTTCACCGATGGAGGCCATGACAAAGGGTTGTGTAACGGTTCGGGGCATTATAAAAGGTGATGATGACTTAATAGAGGAAAACAGTTACCGTTGCGGCTATGATTACGAACAGGTATTATCAACGGCCTTATTTGCCCTGAATAATCCTGAAGTAACTGATCAGAAAGCAAAAGCCTGCTATGAGTATGTGCAAACATACACTTGGGACTATTGGATGAAACAAATAAATGAAATACTATGCGCTTAATAGTTGGTTGTGGCAAGAACACCATAAGGCAGGAAGGGGATATTTTGTTAGACATTCTCCCGTTTCCAGGCATTGACATTGTACATGACCTGAACAAAGAAATTCCATTTAAGGACAACGAATTAGATGAAATTGCTGCTATTCATGTAGTTGAACATTTGGATTCACTGGTTAACTTCATGAATGAGGCATGGCGGGTATTAAAACAGGGCGGGGCATTGTACATTGAAACACCGGAGGCAGGCGGTGATCCTGACCTTCAGTTTGCTGACCCAACTCATGTCAGATGTTACCGAAAGCATACTTTTATCAATTATTTTACTTTGTCAGAAGCCCCAAAATTTGGTTATACCGATAAGTATTGGGCTATCCTGCATTTAGAAGTAAAGGACGGGAACATAATTTTTCATGCAACACCGCTAAAATGAGAATTTTAATAGTAGCACTCGAATACCTTGAACCAGAATATGAGCAAACCAGAAAATGTATTGAAGAAACAGGGTTGAATGTCCTATATGTAAGCCGTGACGGGGTTGGCAATATGAGCCGGGCATTCAATAGTGTTATTGAAAAAAGGCCGTTAGAATACATTGATTACATTTGGTTTATCACAAACATTACATTTGCCAATGACACCCCGTTAAAGTTGGCAGAATGTCTTGAGGATAACGATTACGCCGCCGTTCATCCGGCTATGAACAGCAGTGACCACATACACATGCACAAAGGCAATCAGCCTCATAACGAAGTACCGTTTGTAGAATTAACGGCTCCCATGTTCAGGGCAAAGGATTGGGTAAAGTATATGTTTGATGAAAAACTGCCTTATTACTACATGGATTTAGATATTTGTCACCGGATGCGATTAAATGGCCTTACCTTAGGGCTATGCAGCGAAGCTGAGGTAAGTCATATCTACTTACGCAATGCAAAAACAAAGCATCCGATAAGCCGGATAAGGGCCGAACTGCGAAACTATCATACACCTGGTTCTTACCAGCACATGACCGAAAAGTGGGGTAATGGCTGGGAAAAACTACTAAACTGGAAAAAATGACTGAACAAGAATTACACGGTATTTACTATGAACTGAACTTTTGGAAAGGGTTTGTTAAGACAGAACGCTTTCTGAACGGTTGGGTAAAGCCTGTTAAAACACCTGAGTTAAACGACTTTGTAGCTGATTTCATCTTAAAGCATAACCACCAATCAGTATTGGATGTAGGCAGTGGTGTGGTGTCAATACTGAATGGTTTGGTGCCGGTTACTGCCGTTGATCCCCTGGGGGACTTATACCGTCTGATATTCGACTACCAGAAACACGGTATCGAACCGCCAAAGGCTATTCCGGCTGAAGAACTAACCTATAATGAGCAATTTGATATTGTACACTGTTCAAATGCCCTTGACCATGTGCAGAATGTATATGCAGCATATCACAATATGTACAATGCCGTAAAGCCGGGCGGCTACCTGATAATTCAGGGATTTGAAAATGAGGCTGATGCGGAAAAGCATAAAGGATTTCATCAAAACAACATTTTTGTTGACAAAAACCGATTGGTGACAGATAGATATGTTTACGGGGTAATTGATGAAAACCCGTTACACACCTCATTCATTGATTTTGAAAATAAACGCTGGTTTATATGGATAGTTCAAAAATAGTCATTGACTGTGACGGAGTGCTGACAGATGGCAAAATATGGGTTAACCATGCCGGCGAAATTATAAAAGGCTTCAACTCTAAGGACTTAACCGCTATCCGGGAACTTATCGCCAATGGCTATGAAGTACACATCGTAACGGCATCAAGTTGGCCCGGAGCCGAAAACTACCTGAAAAAGTCAGGGGCGCAACTCCATATCATCCGAAATAAAGAAACCATACCCTTTGACTATGATATTGCCGTTGGTGATTCTGCATGGGATATTCCGATGTTTGAACGCTGCCAATTACGGTTCTGTCCGGCAGATGCAGCAAAGGAAGTAAAGTGCTTTGCCGGAATGCAGATACTTGAAACCAAAGGAGGGGAAGGTGTGATATTGGAACTGGCAAGAATATTTGGTAAGTGAACCGGAAAAAATACTTTTTGAAGTAAATAATTTTTGTTACTACCTTTGGTAGCGTATGGCAGGAAGACCTTTAAAATACTCACTGGAAGAAATCACAGAGCTGATTGAAGATTACTTTTTGGTGACACCTATTGAAACCCAAACAATTACAGGTTTGGCACTTCACCTTGACACAAGCCGGGAAACACTGATGAACTATGAAGAAAGAGACGAATTTTTTGCCACAATAAAAAAGGCAAAGGACAGAATAGACCATGCTTACGAAATGAGGGGCTTAAAGGTTGGCAATGCTTTCGACATTTTCAGGCTGAAAAATATGGGCTGGAAAGACAGGAACGAAACAGATTTAAGCGTTTCTGGAAATCTCGGTGTGACTATTAATGAAACCAAGACGTATGAGCAGAAATGATTCTGACTGTCAAACAAACTAAAGCTCTTGACTTTCTTGAGGATGATATTACTGAGGAGGTTTATTATGGCGGTGCTGCCGGTGGTGGCAAGTCAGACCTTCTTTGTTATTTTCAGATAAAAAGGCGGCTTAAATACCCAGAAACAAGGGGTTTATTAGGCCGGGCAGTGCTGAAGACATTAAAGGACACAACACTGCAAACGTTCTTTGATAGGGCAAAAAAAGAGGGACTTGTAAGGGGAAAACATTTTGATTTAACCAGTTCACAGGATAAAGAGTTTCCTAACTGTATCGTTTTTTACAACAGGTCAATAATTTACTTGCGGGATTTATTCGCTTATCCGTCCGACCCTGATTTTGATGAATTGGGCTCTTTGGAAATTACTGATGCCTGTGTAGATGAGGCTCCGCAAATAAGCGAAAAGGCGAAAAACATTGTAAAGAGCCGGATAAGGTATAAACTGAATGAATACAATCTTATTCCTAAGTTGCTGATGTGTGGCAACCCTTCAAAGAATTGGCCGTATAGTGAATTTTACCGGCCTTCTGTGCATGGTGAACTGAGAAAGGATAGGCAGTTTGTTCAGGCTTTACCAGGAGATAACCCACACTTGCCAGACGCTTATTTGAAGTCATTAGCTGGTTTGGATAAGAATAGCAGGGAAAGGCTGTTATTAGGGAATTGGGAATATGATGATGACCCTTCAGCACTTATTGAGTACGACAAGATATTGGATTGTTTTACAAATGACTTTGTTCCTGAAGGGGAAAAGATGCTTACGGCAGACATTGCCCGGTTTGGTTCAGATAGTACGGTTATAGGTATTTGGGACGGGAACCGGGTAAAATTGATTCAGTACCGTGGGAAGTCTGTAAGCGAAGTATCGGCAATCATAAAAGAAATGCAGTCAAAGTACAGCATACCAAACAGCATGACAATAGCAGATGAGGACGGGGTTGGTGGTGGTGTAGTTGATATTTTAGGGTGCAATGGGTTTGTGAACAATAGCAGTCCTTTGCCAAACCCTATGAACCTTGGAACGGAAAATTATAACAACCTTAAATCACAATGTTATTTCAGGTTGGCAGAACGGATAAACAAAGGCGGGTTATTTATTGATTGTAAGGATATTGAAACAAAGAACGCTGTTATTCAGGAATTGGAACAGGTAAAGCAGTACAATATGGATAAGGACGGCAAACGGCAGATTTTGCCAAAGGACAAAGTGAAAGAGGTTTTAGGCCGTTCTCCTGACTTTGCAGATACCCTGATGATGAGAGAATGGTTTGATTTAAAGCCTAAATTTGAAGTTTTGGCATGGTAAAATAAACGATATGAGCAGATTAAGTGAGGCGTGGAAAGCATTAACGGGGCGAACGGTGACACCAATAGGAACACCATTCGCCTCTTATTCTTTAATAAATGGTCAATACATTGGACTATCTGATAATCAGGCCAGTTACATCACTAACGGTTATGAGGCTAACGATATTATCTATTCGATTGTCAACCTGATTACTGATAAGTGTAAGCTGCCTGAGTGGGCTGTTTACAAGGTAAAGGATGAGGAAAGCTACAAGCGGTACAAATCAATTTTCAGCCGCAAAGATATTTCAGTTCTTGACTTTAAGAAGGGAATTGAATATCGGACAAAATCCCTTGAACTGGTTAATGCCGGGAAGTTGACTGAGCTAATGAAGTACCCGAATGAGTTTCAGACAATGACTGACATGGTTGGCAATTTCATAGGGTATAAGCTGTTGACTGGAAATTCCTATCTATGGGCTGATACATTAGACGCCGGGGCAAACATGGGCAAACCGCAGTCATTGACCGTTTTGCCAGCCCAAGAGGTGACTATCATTGCACAGGCAACGCAGTTCCCTATTTCACCTATTGGCTATAAAATACTTTCCATAGACCAGCCGTTTGCAAAGGCTCAGGTTTTGCATGATAAGTTCGCCAATTACTCATTCGATATATCAGGCAGTCACCTGTACGGTACTGCACCACTAAAGGCCGCGTTGAAACGGTTGAGCCGCAATAACAATGCTCTGAAGGCTTCTGATTCGGCTATGCAGAACGGTGGGCTCCCTGGAATAATATATATTGACGACCCAAGGGTTTTACAAAATAATGCCAACCCTGCCT